TGAACGACTTTTGGGACAGCATCCCATTTCTGGGGGTTTTCTTGGTTGCTGTGTTTGCCATCCATGTCGCTTGGCAAGTGCAGACCAGTCGCACGGAGACAGATAAGGTGCGCTACGAACAGTGCATCGCCGCCGACAAGCAGTGGGTGCAGGGGAGTTGCGTGAAATGACTGACTACAACAACGGACAAGTATGGGGCTGGAACGGTGGCGAATGCCCTGTGCATCCTGAGACGGCGGTGAATTACACCGAAGGCGACATCGTGTTTAGCACGGGCCTGAAGCCACAAGCAGAGTGGTCCTTTGACCCAAACTTCTACATTCGCTTCGACGTGAGCCACAAGAAACCGCACCTGATCGCCCGCTTTTTGCAGCGTTGGCTCTTGGGCATCTACTGGAGGGACGTCAAATGACTGACGAAGAACTGATCGCGCGGCTGCGGGATGCCGACCTATACAACGCTCAACACTACGAGCGAGACCCATTACATAAGCAAGCCGCCGACCGCATCGAAGCCCTGACCAAGGAGCGGGACGCCGCACGTCAGGACGCCAAGGCTGCGGAGGATGAGCTGGAAATGCAGGAGCAAGAAGCCTGCATGATGGAGAACGACTACATCAAACTTGAGAAAGAGCGGGACGCCCTTGAGGCCAAGCTGGCGAAGGCGGTGAAGGGGTTGAAGCGCATCTGTATGCAGCCGGACTATAGGTTGCCAAGCCCGCAGGAAATCGCCAGCGCCACTTTAGAAGAGATCGAAGGAGAGAGCCATGAGTGACATGCTACCCTTTGACCGAGAGGTTCTGAAAGAGATTGCCGAGCCGGGTTCTGGCAAGGACTTGCGCTGGGGCGGTGCGATGGGAGAGGCCCTTGAGTGGCTGCAGGGCCAAGGCTACGCCACCAGAGGGTCACGCCCCCAGATCACAGACAAGGGCCGAGAGGCGCTGAAAGGAGACACCCCATGATCCTGCAGCTTAACCCACCGATCCCGCTGGACACGCCAAGGGGGCCCGCTCTGGCGCACCTCGTCATCGACTATGGGCCGGAGCACAACCTGTTCTGGGTCTGCTTTGGCGACCGCGACGGCGAGTGTTGGACGTGGGACAATTCTAAGGTCCGGGGCCAGAAGAACATCACCCACGGCAGGCTGGTGAAGGAGGTGCCACATGAGTGACGAGCTGAACGACCTGTACAAAGAGCGGGCAGAGTACGCAGACATGGAGAGCGACTGCCAAGACGCCAAGAAGTACATGCGATATGGGGGCTTCTGGTGGCGGCTGTTCGATTGGCTTGAGCGGTTTGCCGCAGATGGCAGGCGGGAAGTCAACGAGGACATCGCAGAGCTGAAGCGGTTGGACAATGGCCCGGGGCGAGAGTGACAGCCCAGCTGCACGGGCCCTCAGGGATGCCGGGTATCGCAAGCTGCCCGGCTGGTGGGTCACGCAGGACCAGTACGACCTCATCGTTTACATGTGCGAGGGGAACCTCAAGGACATCGAGCGGATCAAGCGCGACAGCGAGCAATGATGCCCGCGCTCCCTTGACGCCCCCTGCCGCCATATGCGAATGTGAACACGCAAATTGTTAAGTTGGAGACACCAGAAATGTCTGGAGAAGAAAAGCTGCCAGCGGACATCGTTCGCGAGGTCATCAATGACCAGCTGATGCGCATTCGTTTGGCTCTGGACGACCGGAACCTCTCCAAGGTTGCCGCCGGGTCAGGGCTTCACGAGAACACCGTCAGGTACATCGCCAGCGGAAAAGGGGAGACGCCCACGCTGGCCACGCTTGAGAAGCTTGGGAATTACCTCTTCAAATGAGGGTGCGGGCCGGTTAATTCGGCCCGCATGCTATTTCTGCATTTACGAAGGGGTCACTTAGCTTTTATCTTCGCCGAGACAGACAAAAGAAGAGGTGACGCTCTTCTTCATCACCATGAACATGCATGCCCGCAGTGGGACCCCAACCCATATGATCGTCGGCGCTCTGCCGGGGGTGGGGACGATTGAGGAGTTTTACAGCGAGATCGAGGGCAAAGACTTCCTGCTCATCGAGGAATTCTATCGCGGAAATGGCCCTGACAGCATCCGAGACAGGGACGGGTCCGAGTACCACAGCGTCGGCACGATCCTCCTCAACGTCATGTACATCGGGAAGGTGAAGACATGACTTGGGACAAGTTCAGGAAAACGAAGCCCCGCCGGTCCAAGGCCTGCGTGTCCAGAAGCCGCAAGCTGCCCGAGATCGCCTACATCTTGATGCCAGCTGAAATGGCCCCGGCTGAGCGGGTCTCGATCTACCACGACGGTGGAACGCGCCTTGCGCTGGAGTTTGGCGTCGATGGCGACTTCGTGGTGAGGAAGGCGAGCGCCAGAAGCTACGCGGTCAGGGTGACGATCCCGAGGCGTCTGGTGCACATCGTACCCTTCGGCCTGACCGAGATTACGTTCAAGCGCGACCCAGACGGCTTCGAGATCATCGAGCTTTAGACCGAGGCGTAGGCCCGGAAGAAGTCATCCAGCTCTGCATCCGAGCGCCCCTGCGCCAGTGCCATCATCTGGACCAGAGGATCGAGACGGTTGACCACCGACGGCCGCGTAGCCTTGGCTGTGGCTGCAAACCGCTGCTCTGCCGGGATGAGGCTGATCGTTGAGATCACCTGAGGCGGCAACGTGCCGGTGAGCCACAGGCGGCCGTCTTCTTCGGTAATCCACTGCTCAGACACGAGACCGATTATGAGCTGGGCAAAGGAGAGGTTCATTCCTTCGCGCATGAGAGCCGCAATCGCATCAAGCTCTTCTTGCGTGGGTGGAACATAGTCTGCGGTGGCTGGGTCTGCGTCCATTGTGGCGTGGAGCGCAGCAACATCGAACAAGGGCTCGGTGTCGTTTGGATCGCAGGTGAAAGGTATCCACCCAAATTTATCGTGCTCAATCTCGCAGTCGATCCAACCGTTCTCTAGGCGCTTTGCGTTGCGGTAGTTCATATCACGAAATCCTCATGAACAGTGTGTATCTTTGCACTCCGGAAGCTTGATAGCCGAGAAAACGCCACGTCCCAGAGCGGTTTCCGGGTTCTTGGCTGTCGCCACCTTCCGTCAATGACCCTGCTTTCAACGAAGAGCCTGCGACAGTTGCTCCATATGTCCGCTCAGCGGTTGACGCATAAGTCCCAAACAGGAAACTACCGATGCTACCGGCCGAGATACCCGCTACAAGAGTGCCAACTGCAGTTGACGTAACCTGAGCGTCAATTGCCTGAGCCACCCGCAAGGGTGTCATTTGTGTAGTATTTTCTGTCCCAGCTTGGGCTTGAGCCTGTGATGACAAAGCCGGTGTGACGCCATTTATGGTTGCCGTGTTGCCTCCCGCCGCATCCAAAATGCCGCCCAAAAGAACGGTTCCGGTTGACCTCACCCTAAAAGCTATCGCCGGTGCAGCACCTGCTGCCATAAGCCGCAAAACAAAATCAAAATCCTCTGAACCGGAGGAAACGTCGGTTGTGATCGCAGAAATCTGCATGCCGACTTCAGTGTTACCGGATGCGGTTTCCGCCGCAAACGACATGGTTGTCCCGATGCCAGCCGCAGGCGTCCCACTGGATTGACTGTCAAGGCGCAATACTTCGGTCGCCGTGTTGGTGGCCGCCGTGGTCGCCAGCACATTCAAAAGGGTGCCGTTGTAGGTCAGACCAGAGCTTCCGGTGAGGACGCCACCCGAGGAATACACCACGCTGTCGTTTGAAATTGACGAGACGACATCGTCTGCGGCACGAATGTTCGTGCCGTCGGAGTAAACCGTCCGAGCAAAGCCCTGAGGCGCGACGAAGGTGGTGCCACCGCCGCCGCTGCTGATGGTGAGCGTAAAAGAGCCCGAAGTTCCGTTTCGTACGATCCACTGACCGCCGACACCGGAGGGGACTTGATACGTCACATTGGCCGTCAGCGTACCACTGAAGGTCAGGATCATGTTCTGGTATTCAGAGGTGGTCAGGACGACCGGCGTGGTACCAACGCCGGTGACATTCTTGGTGGTGTTGCCGCCCAGAGCCGCATCAATGTAGCCAAAGTTCGCGTTCAGGGGCACGTCCCAGTTCGTGGAGTTTAGCGCTGGCTGGTTGAGGTCTTTGTTGGTCGTGGCCATCAGATGCTCCTGTTCGCGACTTCCAAGGCATGCGCGATGTGATTGTCGGACATGTCGAGAAGGCTCTCGGTCCCCTTGCTGATCCCCTTCTTAGCACGTTCCGCCGCCATGACCAACTGGTCTGCGGCCGCCTCGTGG